CCCTCCTCTGCGTTTCATACTCACTTATGCCATCACAGCCAAGGCTTCCAACATGTTACCTTCACTAGAAAGGTAACGTGCGACTGAAGCATCATGTCCTGTCATGGTCAAAAGTGGTATATTATACGCTTTAGCTAGTTGGGCTTGTGTTGTATCGATACGATCTCGCAGCATTCCATATTGGTTTGCTCTAATCCAATCCACCATGTCGGGTGTCTGTTTAACAACAGATACCCCGAACCGGTAGTTGGTAGATTTCTCTAACACAGCCTTTCTAGTTGCTCTTATTATTTTTTCTTTGTGTTCTTCAATTTTATATTTTCGTGATATTAAATTAGCGTAAGCATAAGTACCAGGCAAGGGTTTTCTTTCATCCTCCTTTGCCTTTTCACGCTTCTCACGCTTTAGGTATTTGCGTTCAATGCTATGGGCAAGTGTCTCTTCATTTATCTCTTGGCTCAAACCTCCTTTACTTATGTGTGTCTTCTCTACTGTAATCAAATCTTCCTTACAAAGGCCCCAGACATCAGCTAAATACGATAGCTGCATATCGTGAATATCTTTAAGGAATAATGGTTCCCCTCCTCGCTCTATTACTTCATCACGACGCGTTGTAAGTGAAGTGATTAGAGCAACTACGTCATTAGGTATTACAGTTTCAGTAGGTCCATGTACTAAAGTGGCGACTGAACGAGATAGATACTGACCACCACTTGCTTGTCTATGATCTACCCTGAGGAACTCAGCTGTGGCACCCAGATAGCACTTATGTTTCTGGAACCGTATATTGTAGTCAACTGCTTTACGTGATAAGTTCTGAACCTGGTTCAGCGTCTTTATACTAGCCAATACATCATCACCGTTATGTGTAGTCACACTATCATTCGTAATACCGCATATGTCCAAGTACACGTAGTTGAGTACCGTGTTCATAAATGTCGTTAAGCGCCATCCGGACAAAAGAGTGCCATTAGTCTTTACTGTATGTTTCTTACCTTCTATATGTAACCTGCTATCATATAGGCTTGACTGCACCCAGGCAATGGCTTTGATCTGGTCATCGTCTAAATAATTTTTAAAACAAGCCACATATGCATCCATCACTGCACTCATTGTGGTCACACTGTGCTGCGAATTGAAGTCTTCAAAGTCAAAGCAGTATGGTATGCCATTGTTTAATACCTGCTTTACGGTTTCTTTCACATTAGCAACTGTTGCACTAGGTCCAATAGGGAAATGTTTGCTTAACATTTCTTCACACCCTTTGAAAGCATAGCTAGACAAGATAAAGTTAGTTACGTCTACACCGTAGATAGCCCGTTGTTTACCCCACTCATACTTTGTGCTCGACCATGCTTCCATAGATGGTGGTCTTTTCAGAAAGTGTCCTATGTCATAAGTAGGCATCCTGCTTAGCGCATAAAACTTATTGCGTAATCCCACGTCCTTAGCCTTAAACTCATCATCTTCAGGGTACTGTGAGTGGTAGGCACCAGTAGGCGACCACTGCCAACGCATAGCCCAGTGATTTGTCCATGTGCTCCTAGTAGGGGTACCACCACTGACTTTCACGCGTTTAAATAATTTTAACGCTCTCTCAAACACCATTTCCTTTGTAAAGTTTACCGTGTTGGGTTCAGTCCGGTTTTTGATTTCAGAGTTCCAATCGACCTCGCCTAAACCCCTATTGACTAACACTTCTAGTTCAAAGAACGGTGTAAGGTCCAAGTCAACGAGGTTCTGTACAGCTTTCAGCCTACCTGAAAATTGATTCTTTACCTGGGAAAAGAAATCAGCTACTGACCTGTAACGCCACTGCCAGATCAATGAATCCTTAATAATTTCTTTATGTCGTGGAGGTAATGCTTTAGCCCACACAAGCAACCCAGCTAAGAAACTTTCATG